CCAACAAGATCTGGCCTTTCGTTCCGCATGACTTTCATAAACTCCTGAACGACATACCTTTGTTCTTTGCCATAATCAGTTGTCAAAAACTTGACCACATCTTCCGGCTGAACCTGATCGGCGGAAAGCCTTCCAGTCTTGGTTGCGTCCAAAACCATCTTCTGGAAGTCAGTCGCCTCTTTAGACGCTTGCTGAACGTAAATCTGAAGATCCTTGGCCAACCGCTCAGAGTCTGGATTTGATAAGATCAGCTTGATTTGTTCGTCATCTATCTTGATCGGCAATTTTCCATTTACAGCACTTTGAAGGTCGGCCAAAGCGGCTGTTATTTGTTTCGTCCTAGCGTCCATCTCTTTAAGTTCCTTGCCAAGATAAGGGCGAGGCTGTTCAAGACGCTGAATTTCAGAGGTTACTGATTTAAGTTTTCTTTCGTTTTCCTTAAACAAATTTACAGCAGCCTTGTCATCTTTTGCAATTCTAGCCTCAAGTTCCTTAGACTTAACGAGAAGATCGTTTTTCTGAGTCGTTAGATTAGATTTTTTATCAATTAAATCTTTGTAACGTGCCGCAACATCTTGGATTTCAGAAAGCTGCGGAAAAAACTCATTAGCAACTTCTCCGGTCAATTGGCTTCCTTTGCCCATTTTTGCCTCCGTCAACAAAGACAAGAACTCTTCTGGAGTTTGGCCAACCTTACGAAGTTTGTTGTAAACAAAGTCTTCAAGCAGAGGCTTGAAGGTGGGTTCCCATTCAGAACCTGCCACCTTCTTCATCACCTCTAATGCTTGTCCTCCACGAGTTCCTAGAAGGCTCAACACAGCTTCAGGACTTCCACCTCCCTCGCCAACATCTCTCAAAAGACTAGAGATGATGCTTCCCTTGAACCTGTTTATCCCCTCTCGATACTCTGCATTTTGAGCCTTAAATGCAGCCTTGAAACCAGGATCAGTATTAAGAGCCTCTTCCATCAGCCCTTGAACACGATCAAGTTCTTGGAACGTATCGTAATCAGCTTGCTGAACCTTCTTGTTGAAATCTATTTGGTTAAGAATTTTGGTTCTCTGATCTTTTAGATCATTGAGAGTAAAAGTCTCAGTTACATCGTTTCCATTTTCGTCTTTTACCGTTTTCCCAAACTTGTCTTTTTTAGGAACAGAAACAGAAATTGAGTTTAGTTTAGGATCTAAAGCCTTGTATCCCGCTTTCTGTTTGTCCTTGAATTCTTGAAGAAGAATGTTTGCGTATTCTCCAAACTGTTTGCCGGTTTCAAATTGGGTTACAGATTTGCCGTAACCAAACTTAGGGTCGAAACCGCTTTCGATTTCATTGATCTGCCTTTGTTTATCAGCTATTTCATTGTCGATCTGTGTTCTTCTAATGTCGTCAGATGCCCTAAGATCTTTCTTTTGAGTCTCAAGATTTCTGATGTCGTCGAAAATGGATTTAGACTGCAACTGAAGTTCGCCTTCAGCCCTTCTCGCAGCGCCAAGTAGTTCTGCGTTTTTTTCATTAAACGCAACATCCACCTTTCTCTTCGCTTCATCGATCATCTGCTGAGCATTGAGAACAATTCCGCTGATCAAATTTTCGTCGATGTCTTTACGTTCTGTAACCCGCTTAAGTTCGGAAACAATTTGATTGGTTAGTTCATCTCCGCTTAGACCGTTTGCGCTTCCAGTCCTGATAGAATTTTGAAGGAAGTCGGTAATGTTGCCTTGCCAAGCTCGAATGTCCTCAGGTCGAGTTCCAGAAAGTTGCGGCGAGTAAAGCGTGTCGGCCAATTGCCCTGCTAATGCAGGGTCGATTCCTCCACCGGCACCAAGCTCTCGGCGAATTGCGTCTGCGCGTTCGGTTAGGAACTGCTGCGTGTAAGGGCGCTGAAGTTCTCCGGCAAACCTTTTCAGGCTTCCACCACTTCTGGAAAGCGCGCCAAGACCTCTTAGTCCTCCTGAAAATGTAGGAAGGAAAAGACCACTCAACGCGCCCTGTTTAATAATCTCTTCAGTTTTCCCAGACTCATCTCCAAGTGTTGAAGCAAAACCTTGAGCCGCCCCAGTCATCCCGCCAGCGGCACCCTCTTTGAGAATTTGCTTCAACCTTGAAGACTGCTGAGTAACTCCAGTTTCAGCAGTGGTCAAAAACTGCAAAGGACTACGAAACCCTCCAGCTCCACGCTTTGAAAGACTGCCAAGAAGCGGAACACCCTGAGCAGCGGCTTCTTGGATATCATATGGCTCTGGAGTTATCGTCTGGCGAAGAAGTTCACTTCCAACGCCAGCAAGCATTTCTCCACCAATCGTTTGGCCACCTGGAATTTGAGAAAGTCCAATTCCAGCGGCCAAACCGGCAGCCATACCAACTCCTCGTCGAGCCTGATTGAACCGATACTCGTTTAAGAGCTTTTGCTCTTTAGGTGAGAATTCGATTGGAACCTCAGGATTGCCTCCGCTTGCCTCAAACTCCTGAAACTTCTTGGCGCTCTCACGGCCAAGCCTTAGATCAGCCTGCTCAACCAAAAGGCTTCTTGGCCTAAACGTGTCACGACCAACAAGAGAGGCATCAGAAGCAGCTTGCTGAACCGCTTCCATAGATCCGATAGGAGCTTCATCAGGAACAAATGAAATCTCTGTAGCCGAGTTTATTCCCTGCTGATTATCTGGAACAAACGTGATTTCAGGTTGAGCAGAAACCTGATTCATCGGCTGTTCCGACAGCCCTACATCAACTGGTTGAATAGGTTGGCCAGCTTGCACCTGATCGGTCTGACCTTCATTTTGCAAAACGTACTCATCCATAAATTATTTAATGGTTCCTTGCACTCCGTTGATAATCACCCTTGTTCCAGGTTTAACTCCGGCGGCTTTAGCTTCTTCAATCGTCCTAAAAGAAGGAGTTGAAACGGCAGCGTTTGTTGAACGCATCGCCTGAGTAGCAGGAGCGGTAATCATCGTGCTTCTCGAAGGCGTTTGAGATGTTCCTGCTGGAATGTCTTTTCCGTATTTTCTGTAAATGCTGTTTACCCTGTTCATGCCCTCATTAACACGGGTATCAAGCTCTTCTTTTTTGATCGAAATTTGCTCAACAAATCTTGGAAGATCGGTTCCAAATAACCTACCAGTTGCAAGTCCCCTGACTGGGTTCAACTGAAATTCAAGGAACTGTCCAAGACGTTTTGATTCTTCAACACCAACGGCATCTTTGCCTTCTGCGCTGTTTAGAATTTTAAGTATGTTTTGTGCGGAAGCTCGTTTTACATATTCATCAATTGAAGGATCATCGAGAACCCCAATCTCATATCCAATTGCGTCGGAAATGCCCTGTTTGTTGGCAATGTCATCAGCGGCTTTTTTGACAAGCCTGTCATCTACGGCGTTGAGCTTGATTTCTCCATTCTTTGCAGGTTGAAGAATTTTTTGAACATAAGCGTCAGCTCTTTTGCCAAGCTGATCGACTCTCACTTTTTCAAGCGCAAGCCTTTCAAGTTGAAGGCCCTTGGAGAAATCAAACTTCTCCCGCTCAAGACCAGTCTTGGCTTCTTGAGTTGTTTTCTTTAAACCAAACTCATCTCGATCAAGCTCAAGCCTAGCTGCATCAGCCAATTTTTTGTATTCCAATTTTGCAGATTCAATCGCTGCATTATTTGCGCCTTGAGAAATCAATCTCTGTAAATTTCCCTTAGCAACTTCAAGGTTTCCAAGAATAGAACTTGTCTGGGCTTTTGTTTTTTCAAGGTTTGCCTCTCCTCTTTGAGCGGCAATTTGATTTATCTTGTCGTAATCAAGTGAAACTTTTCCATCTGCTGGATTGATTTTAAAAGCGCCGTAATCAGCGGCAGTTTGAAATTGCCACCGCGTCAGTTCAGCCGCCTTTGCATCGGCAGCATCTTTCGCCTTCATCAACTTTGCCCGAGCAGAATACTTCTCAAGGTTGTTCAGCATCTTGTCTGCCTCTTGCCGATACTGCTTAGACTTGAATGCCGGGATGACCGGAAACTTTGCGTCTACCGTGGGGTTGTCGAGAAAGTCGCCTACCTGCTTGCTCAAGTCAGAAAACGCATTGAATTCCTCAACCTGTGCTTTCTGTTCACCAATCGCATCAGCAAGAGTCATGTCTCGAATCTTGTTCTGAAGCTCCATTCCCTGGCGCTGGAGCAAAGACTCCGCCGTCTGCTGCTGGAACTGCTCCATCATCCGCGCCTGCGTCTGCGCGCGGTCGAACAGGTTTGCACCTAGCTGAAATGCTTGAAGAGATTGGTCGGCCATAAGATTAGCGTCCGTAGTTTGAAGAGCCGTACTCCGGGAATAGACTCGTAGAAAGCGGTGTGATATCCGACCTCGTTGGAGTCGGTGCATAGAGATTCGGATAAATCTCAGGATCGTTCTGAGGATTGTACGATGGTGACGGCCCACGTTGGCCAGCCATCAACCCCTGATACATTCCGTACTGCGACAGCGCGCCACCGGCAACACCGCCAAAGTTGGTAAGCGCAGTCTGCGCCGCCTGCTGCATCGGCGACGGAGCAGCAGCCACCTGAGCAGCAGTCAAATCACGCCCGTACATTCTGGCCTGCTGTTCTTGAATCGCGCCGATCCGTTGAGCGGGTGTGATGAACATGCTGCTCACCGAGAACGGCTGGGCCATTCCAAATGCTCGCTGCTGCTGGATGAAGTTCTGAGCTTGAGCAAGACCCTGATTCTGAATCTGCATCGCTGTCAGACCAAAGTCGCGAGCAAGCAAATTTGTTCGAATGCCTGACGCATCTTTAAACCCTCCACCAACCGCCCGACCAGCGACAGCTCGTTGAAGCTGCGATTGAACATCTTGATCAACCTCGCCACGCAATCTTGAGCCAATAGTCTTTCCAGCCTGTTGAATCAACTGGTCATAACCAGGAATTGCACGACGAAGCTGAGTTTCAAGCAATGACTGTTCGGCGGATGTCGTCTTCTCGGCCAGTTTGGTGGCAGGCTCAAGCGCGGCAATGTTTTGCCGGATAGCGTTGGTCTGTTCCTGCTCGAAGTTGATCGGCTTCAGCTCAGGCACCTTCGGCTTGCGTCCGCCGAAAAGCCCACCGAGCAAACTTCCAGCAGCGGAGATTCCCGCTCCACCCAGAATTGCAGCTCCAAGTCCTATTGCCATAAATTATCCTTTATCAGAACCATTGAGAAAATCCACCGCCGTTCAATCCGACTCCGACCATTCGGATGGTTGCCACAGCGTCGCCCAAATATTGCATTGTCTGCTCCTGCACAGCTTGAACAGCTTTGGCTTCGTAGGCCACTGCTTCCTGAATCAAATCGTTCTCCTCCTTGCGAATCGCCATGACCATCAGCTTGATGGCGTCGGGACACGGGGGAATGAGGTAGTCATTCACGCTCGTCGCGTTGATGTGGCGCATCTTCGCCATCACTGTTACCGGCTTGTCCTCCTCGTTGTTGCAACGATCAGCGAGGTAACTGCGACGATACTGCGGCAAAGTTTCATCAGGGTCGTAAACTGCCAGATCCAGCTCTAGCAGCGTCGTCGCATCGTACTCGTACAAACGGCTTGCCGTGTTCGTGGCTTCGCGGATGACGCCGGTCAGAGTGGTGAACTTCTTGGTCGATTGAGTGTACGGCAAAGCAAGCGTTAGCTTTTCACCGTCGATCCAGACGCCTCCGGATTGCGTTCGAATCCATTGACCGTTTTGATCAACACCTTGCAGCGTGATGGTTTTGCCGACATCCGAAGCGTCGCCAGGGTAGACTCGAAGATAACTGTTAGTACCGCCAGACATGTCGCGGTAAGAAACCACAGTGCCACGGTCAACAAGCTGCTTACCAACGCACACTTGGTTTCCATTGAGAAGTCCGTATCCGGTTTCCTGAAACTCAAACCATTGATTGCGAACCGTTCCAACTCCGCAGCAATCGGCCACAGCTTCAATCGTCTCGATCTGACGCGGCCAAGTGATGCAGCCTCCGACCGTGTGAATCGTGAAGCGTCCGTACGCGCCAGCCCACAAACCCTTGTAAAGCAGCCGTCGGCACGCCTGATTGATGTACTCGTAAACGCGAGCGTCATCGACGCAAACGCCGATAGCCCGAGCAATCGTTGACCTGATATCTTGGACGATCAGCTTCATTTGGTGTAGTAGACTCGGCCAGTTCGCTTGATGAAGTAAACACCATAGAACGGCGGAAGATTGTTGTGGGCTGCATCGCCGCCGGACGAAGTGGTCGGCAACAAGTTGGCGACACCTTCTGTACGGTTCGTTGCGCTGAACAAACTCGTGTCAGCCGATCCGCGCTGGGCGAGGTTGATGTACTGGTCGAGAATCTGATGCGTATGCGACGGCATCTCGGAGGTGACAAGCGTGTGCTTGTCCTCACCGGCAACAGCGGTCGATGTGGTTGTTCCATTGACACTAACAACTCCACTCGCCGCGAACGTGCCAACTCCAACCGGGAATCGAGCCTCGAAAGCTGTGTCAATTTCCCACATCGAACCGGCGTAAGGATTGCCGGAATAAACGGTTCCGTCACCGCCGTCGTATGAAAGGACATCAGCACTTGTTCCCACGAAGATGCGACGCTCGCTTCCACCTGCGGCAACGGGGTTTTGCCTCGCCCAATAACCCCCCTGAAAAACCCACCAGTTGCCGTTGTTATCCAGCCACGGGTAAACCTGATTGTTCAGCGCCGGAATAGAGGCACCGAAGTTGAAGAACGAGTTTCCAATCGAACTATTGAACGTCGCCTGGGTGCCACTGATGACATCGTTGGCCAACTGTTGGTAGTTGGTCGGACAATACCCGACCGGCAAACTCGGGGGCGTCAGCGTGATGAGCGTAAGGTTTGGCATGCTGTTTTAAGTGTTAACGGATTCCGACGTGTAAGTCAGCGGGTTGATGTCGCACGCACTAATCGGTGTGCATGCAGGGAACACCGTCCGGCAATCACCAACACTCGGCTCCTGAATATCGTAAGCGTGAACTCGAAGACTCTTGATGCGGCAGTATCCAATGATGTTCATCGCAACCTGAACCTCGTAAAGATTCCGAGCCGGAGTGCTGATCGTCTCGTTGCACGGAGCATCTGAAGGCGTCGGGAAACGCATCTTCGGACGATACTGCGGCTTGAAGTTTTGAATCGGGCAAAGATCCAAACACTGCGTCGTCGTCGCGCACTCAGAAAAGTCAGTCCACTCAATCCAGCCAGGATACTGATCAGGCCGATAGGTGACGCTAAAGGAGACATCACCCTCAAGCGAGTCGATGAACAAGTCGCCTGAATCTAGTCGCTTCAATCCAAACGGAACTTCGAAGTTGTAGGCGCGAGTCTGCACCTGCCACTCAATCTCCTTCTTACCATCCGGGATATTGTTATCGAACTTGTCCGCCTTGGTGACTTCCCAGATTTGAATCGAGTCATCCGATCCGCGAGCGATGCAGAAGCACTGATCGCCGTAAGCGTTCTCAGTCTTGACGATCTGAAGCACATCAAGTCCGGTCCAAATTCCCGACCACGCAGGCGGAAACTTTTTCCGCATCGACGTAATCAGGTCGAAGTCCAAGACAGCCAACGCCTTGTGAATGACACCCTCGGCATTGTACCGAGGCTGACAGGTCATCAGGAGGCGATTGTCGAACACAACCGCAGAACTGGCCCACAAGAGATTCGTTTGATCGTTCTCAATGACATTCAGCATCTCGCTGCTGATCGGGGTGTTGCCCCAGTCGGTGAACGAGCGTCGAGCAATGATGAACGAGCGAACGCCATCGACAGCGCGGTAGAAAACATCGCCATTGATGGTGATGGCCGACCGAGAACCAAGCGCACCGCTCGTAAGCAAGCTGATGGCTTGAATCGGATAGTTCAGGTTCTTCCAAACATCACGATCAACAGGCGCTTGAACCGAGAAGACGTATCGAGGTGTGAAGACTAGAAGCGGACCTTGGCCGAGCGAGGTGTCAGGATCGCCTGGGACAGCCATCGCTGTGATACCCCCTGAATCCGACGGAACCGCAAAGTCTCCGCCTTCATTGAGGAAGGTGTTCTCGGTTTCCTTGAGAACACTCGCTCGCGTTCCATCCCCATAAACGATGTCGGTAGCGCGGAATGAAAACCCATCTGGAAGAGCGTACCAGATACGGCCATTGACGTAGGCCATAACCTTGCCGGTCTTGATTTCGTCGTCGCTCGCTCGACGTAAACTTGTCCCGTTGAAGATTAGTGGCCTGCTAAATCCATCCTGAATGACAACAAAGTTCTCAGCCTGAACCATCCAGCCATCGAGCAGGTTGGAGGGATTCTCTAGGTCAGCAGAAGTTGTGAGGCTCTGAGCATTGTTCTGAAGGCAGTTGTAAAGCCATACTTTACCACTGATCAGCATCAGTATGAACGTGCGCCCATCGTCAGCAATGTAGGGCAGCGCACATTGGAACGTGCCGGTTAGCGACTGAGGTCCGTAGCAGTCCTCCGACCAGCCATCCGCCGTCACGTTCGTCTGGTCAGCGGTAATCTGATCGTTGTCAGCCGTGATGGTGACGCACAGGTCGTAATCCTTCTGAACGAAGCCGGGGCGGCATGAGACAAACCCCTGTCGGAAGTTGGCGTTGACCGCAAACGCAACCTGATTCTTGTCCACCTCAGACGGCATCACGCCAGCGTCAATGCCACCCTCAAAGGTGACAGATCCGTCCGTGTACCTTCGTGGTGCGCGTTCGCTCATGGTTTAAGCCTGAATACGCTGGACCGAGAATGAGGAGCCTTGATCGATGTAGAGATTGTGGTCCGTGCTAACCAACACCTCGTAAAAATCGGTTAGAGCTGTCGCCTGATCAATGTAAGTAAGAGATAGTGGATGGTATCCATTATTTGTCACATTGAATGGTTTTGAAACTAAAATATCAGATCCGTTCTTTCTGAGAAAAACAGTCACAGTTGCGGTTGTTGATACCGCATCAAGATTAAAGTATGCGTCTATCCTGTAGTAGCCAATGTACGGAACCGTAAATCGGCCACTTGATGCCGTGAACCCTGAGGCTGAATCTAGCCCAACGTAAGACGCCGTGGTGTAAACAGATGTGCTGTACGGATTGCTTCCTGAAGTTGGGCTGACATTTGGCGCATTTGCCGCTCCAAGACCAGTCACCCTCCGCGTAAACGTGACGTAGCTGAACGGGACAATCGACGGAGCTGACAGCGTGATGTTTCCGGCGCTGTTCGTAACGACAATCGGAGCCGTTCCAACAATCTCCTTCTGGAGATAAGTCGAGCCATCGCCAACCGGAATCTTGTTCGCGGGAGCGGTCGTCAGGTTCGTGCCACCCTTGGCAATCGGAACCGTGCCGGTGACATCGGCAATCGGAATCGTGGAAACAGTCGAAACCGCACCAAATCCGCCCGATCCTTGAGTCTTGAGATAGCCAGCAGATAACGAATCAAGAGCAGTCTCGTTAGTCAGCGTGGCGTCCGCAGTGCGGCAAATGTAGGACGCGCCAACCGGAGCGCCGCCGGATACACCGGGAGCGCCAGTCGCGCCAATCGCTCCAGCAAGGGTGATGAGTGAGCCAGTCGGAATCAGCGTAGTGGGAACAGCGTTGGCAATTCCAAGAACTCCAGAAGCGGGGTTCTGAAGCGTCAGTTGCAAGCCATCGACCGACGTAACCTGCATGTAGCCAAGACCTTGAATCGAGACAAAGAACTGACCGGCAACCGATTCTGGCAGGAAATCGGTGTTATCGACAAAAACAAGGACGCTCGAACCAAGAGCGGGTACAAAGAATGGCGCAGTCGTGTAAGTGAACGAATCAATACCATCCGTTCCATTGGTGCCGTTGGTTCCAGCCGGACCTTGAGGGCCGGGGATATTCACGACTACCGGCTCGGAGTCGCAAGGCTGGCAACAGCCGGATGAAGAAACAAGTTGCGACGGCATAATTTTCCTTTCGCAGAACCTCAAGTCCAACGACAACTAATGCAAGGCCAAACTATGGCAGAGCAAGCGTCCGAGCATCCATTGATTCAGCATAAGTACGGGATTCGTTCACCCGTCAAGATTCCAGACCTAGAACTGGAACTTTACGCATTCCGAAACCGGCTCCAACCCAATGAGGGTGGGTTAGGCACTTTCGACCATTTTGTTAACGCCACCAAAATGCTCTGGCCAAAGATGAGCTGGAATCCATGGCTTGAAGCTCAAGTCGAAAGTCTCTGCGAACACGATTACGTTGGGTGGGCGGGATGCGGCGCGTCCGGCAAGACGTTCGGCGCGACTCTTTTCGCTACCGTCTGGTGGTTGGCCAACCCTTCCAAGACAACCGTTGTCCTGACATCGACGACCGCGAAGATGATCCGCAAGCGTATGTGGGCCAATCTTCAGGATCTGGTTCGTAAGTCGCGAGGATTCCCAGGCAACATGGTCGATTCCAAGATGGCCTTACAGGCTGTCAAAGGCGACGACCGTCATTCGATTTCAGCCATTGCCGTCGCCGAGGGAAACACTTCGAAGGCAGTGGCCAACATCCAAGGTATTCACGCCGAGCGGGTGATGGTCATCATCGACGAAGCGACGGACACGCCCGAAGCAGCTTTCGAGGCTTGCACCAATCTTTCGAAGGGTTGCCGTGAGTTCAAGATGCTGGTCATTGGAAACCCCGCCTCGAAGTATGATCCGCACGGACGCTTCTGCACACCGGCAAAGGGTTGGCGCAGTGTCACGATTGAGGATCAGCATTGGCTGACTGAACGCGGGATGTGCCGACGGTTCGACGGTATGAAGTCGCCCAATATCAGCGAAGGGCGAACGAAGTATCCGTACCTCATTACGCACGATCAGGTCTTGTCGGCAATGCGGCATGAGGGTGAGCAAAGCCCCACATTCTGGAAGTACACACGCGGATTCTGGAGTCCTGACGGCATGGTCAAGACAGTGCTTTCCGAATCGCTGATTGAGACGCACACACCTACAAGAAACTTGGTGTTTACAACCAATGTCCAAGTCGTCGCCGGACTCGATCCGGGATTTGGTGGCGATAGATGCGTTCTACGCTTTGCCAAGATTGGCACCGCAAACGACAAGGCGAGCGTACTTTTCGGCGATGTGGTTCAAATCTCACCGAACGCCGCACTGACCGAGCCGGTGCATTACCAGATAGCCAATCGAGTTAAAGAGGAATGCGCCAAGCGCGGTGTTGCACCGGACAAATTCGCTCTGGATTCAAGCGGTGAAGGTGGTGGTTTGGCCGACATTCTGACCCGCGAATGGGGTGTTGTTCATCGCGTTGAGTTTGGCGGTTCTCCGTCAACCATCCCGGTCAGCGACGAGGACAGTAGGCCATGCAATGAAGCATACGACCGCAAGGTGACAGAACTCTGGTTCTCGATGCGAAAATGGGTAGTCGAGGAGCGTGTTGGCGGTATGGACATCGAGACATTGCAGGAGTTCTGCTCACGCATGTTCGACGATTCCAAGCGGAAGATATCGGTCGAATCCAAGACCGTGATGAAGCAACGAACCGGAAAATCACCTGACTTGGCCGACGCTGCTGTAGTCTTGCTTGATCTAGTCCGCAAAACCGCCTCCTTCGAACCGCGAGCAAGCAGAATGGATAAAGTCTGGGAAAAGCTCGTTCGAGATGCTGATTCAATTTATTACGACGACTTATGAGCAGTAACGTCACCGGATACAAAGTACTGAACGAACACATGGTCATCCCTGGCGGGTGGCATTACCGCGTCCCCGAAACCGGCATTGAAATCATGGGTGGATCATGGCCGCAGCTCCATGAGTTCGTTCGCAACCATTACACCGCCAATGCGATTAAAATTCCCGAAAATCTCGACACATTAATCACCGAGTATTCGTGTCGTAACGGAGCCGACTGCATGTACAACGAAGTTGAAATCCGTAAGCCAGAAGGCCGTAAATCCCTACAAATTGGCGATGTAATCCGCTTTAGCATGAGCCTGCTCCATGGTCTGACCGTGGGCGGCGGCAAGGTTGATCAGGCAGAAGCCACGCGCAGGGCGTCAATCTGCTCAAC